AGTTAAAAACCCTTTATGTAGTGGAAATGCGTTGGACCGCTGGAGGTTTTGGAGAACCCGGCAAGTTGACCAAAAGCATGAGAGGATGCGAATACACGCCTAATGAGATTGTGGGTGAACCAATCGAATGGATTGAAAATGAGGATGGGTTCCAAGTCGGACAAATGGTTTCTCCGTTTATAGGGATAACCGCCGGGAACATAGAGGTGGCAGGCCATCAAGACACGATATTGATTGACGGAGTTCGGCAGAAAGAGATAAAGATAAGGGGGTATTGGGTTCCAAGCGATTTGTTTGAGGCGGTTTGATTATAAACAAAATTTTCAAAGCCTTTTTTGGATTAGCACATTTCGTTTCGACTAAATTAAAAAATAATGTTTTGGCGAAGTATAAAGAGATTATTGACATGAAATCACTAACACCAAACGAAAGGATTGAGGCTTCGGGACCTCCGGGAAGTCAATCGAGAATCATCGCAATTGCGTATTATGCGGAGTCCACAGAAAGGAGAGAGGCTGCGTGGAATGTTATTGATAAGCGAGCCCGCAGAATCGAGTTAATGAAACATGGCTTAACTTTCCAAGAGGCGTGCTTATTTGTGCGCGTGGAATACGGAGAAAATTGTACCTGCAATGAAACTTGAAAAAGAATTAACGGTAGCCGGAATAGGGTTTGCTGCAGCATATGATATGGATAATTATAGTCATCCGGGGAAAAACCGGGAAGCTTTCTGGGAGGTTAAACAACTGTTATTTGAATTAAAACCAGAATCATGAATAAGATTAAAGAATTGATCTTGTTGACATTAATTTTGATAACCTATCATGGGGGTATAAATTAAGGATGATTAAGGAAGGGGTTTATCTAGTTACGGGAATTCGGATGCATAAGCAATGGAAGCAACCTTATTCGTTTTGCCTTAAGTTTTATAATGAGGCGCCTCCCCTGCAGGCGAGAGAAGAGTTAAAACGTATTTTCAAGAACAAGGAGTTTATTATTTTAGAATTTACATTACACAAGTTAAGTGACGACGAATGGTCAATAATTTCCAAGGGAATTAAAATTAAAAGCATTTTTAGATCAACCACAAAAAATAGCATCGGAAATAATATTTAATGACAACGAAAGAACGAGTAAAAAAATTCAATGAGAAATATCCAGTTGGAACTAAAGTTTTATTCCAATGTAAGGGGACTGAATTTGTTGATGTAATTTCTAAAAAGGCAATAGCAATTGAAAGCATGTATTTAAATGCAGGGTTGATAGAATTTAAAAATCGCACTGGGAGATACGATATGGATGATGTAAAAAAGGAGGTGGTTTAAATAATGTCGAGGTTTATATTCAGAAAAGTAAACGGTGAAAAGCATCAGAATTGGACTGGTTTTTTTGACACCAAAGATCAAGCCAAGACTTGGTACAAAAAGCACGGAGAATTTCACCTAGGGAGGGGAAACGAACTTGAACTTTTTGAAGTTAAAGGGGCTAAGGGTAAATCTTCTTGGGGTAGGAACAATGTGAAATTGAAAGAAAATGAAGTGAAGCAAATAAAGATGCTCCTCAGTTCAGGCCTGAGTCAAGCTGAGGTGTCTATGCGGTTCGGGGTGAGCCAATCAACAATATATCAGATAAGCAGCGGCGCAACTTGGTCTCACATAAAATAGCGGTTGAATGGTAATGTTCAAGACTCGAAAGGAATTGGCGACAGAAGAACTGGCAAGGCGTTACAAATCACAAGAGTATCAGAACGACCCTTCTAGATGGCTCCGAGAACGATTTGAAGATAATGAAGATATCCTGTATTGGGATAAACACCCGGGTTATGAGGATCACGATTGGGACGGCACCAAGAATCCGTTTGGAACTGCTTTTAAAGCCATAGCAAACGGGCGTTGGTGCGGAATAGAAGCGGCTACGGGCGTCGGGAAAACTTTCTGGCTTCCTCGGGTTGCATTTTGGTTTTTAGACTGTTTCCCCGACGCAATGGTTATCACGACGGCCCCGAAGTTAGACCAGCTGAAGAACGTGCTTTGGAAAGAGATGAAGAAAGCTTACCCGAAGTTTAAGAAAATCAGACCTTCGGCTCAGATGTATAGCTTGAAATTAAGCGTGGAAGGGAGGAAAAAAACTGATGACGATTTAGATGTTGGTTGGGGTGCTATTGGGATTGTTGCGGGCGTAGGGGCTGGGGAAGAGTCCGCGACGAAAATGCAGGGGTTCCATAACAAACACATGCTGTTTATCATTGATGAGTTGGCCGGGATACACCCTTCTGTTTTGACGGCGATCATAAACACCTGTTCTAATCCAGAGACCAATATAATCTGCGGAGTAGGGAACCCGGATAGCGTTTTGGATGCACTCCACGTATTTTGTAATCTTAGCCACACGGAGCACATTATAATAAGCGCCCTTGATCATCCGAATGTGGTTAATGATGCAAACATAATCCCGGGAGCGGTGACAAACGCTAGTATTCAGATTCGAAAGGATGAATACCAAGAAGGAAGCCCGTTTTACAATTCAAGGGTAAGAGGCATTGCGCCTTCCGAGGCTTCCGGAGCCTTGATTAAAGCTTCTTGGGTTGACCAATGTTGTGTTAATCATGAGTCATTCATGGATATAACGCACGACTTAAGAGACAGCGAAAATGCCGTTGGGGTAGATGTGGCCAACTCCAAGAATGGTGATCCAGGTGTTGTTTGCTGGGGAGAAGGGAACAAATGTATTGGTCTTCATCGTTTCCAGTGTGATAATGCGAACCATTTAGCGTATAATTTAATAATGGATTCGCCAGATTTGATTTCTAACAATTACACGGATTATGGAACCATAAACGTAAATGATTTTGGTATTGAAGACGCTCAAATTGGTATTGATGCTGGGGGGTTGGGAGTGGCCACCATTAACGCACTCAAAGACCAAGGCTATAACTGTATTGGGCTGCAGGGCGGAGAATTAAAAGAAGTTATTGCTACTACTTTGGAGGGAGAACAACTTTATCATTTCTCAGCCCTTAGAAGCCAAATGTATTTTGAGGCCAGAAATGACCTTCAATTAGGTAAAGTTATTATAGATATAAATAATAATCGGCTGTTAAGGCAACTGAAAAAAGAACTTATAACACCTCTTTTAGAAGGTCGATTGGGAAAGATTCACGTGGAGAGCAAAGAGAAGTTAAAAAAAAGGTTAGGCGGAAAGTCTACTGACCTTGCGGATGCTTTCGTTTATTGGAATTGGATGCGGAAAGGTTATTATGAATCCACTCCAATGCTACCATTTACAACAGGTTAATTGTTAACGATAAAAAAATTAAAGAAATGAAATACGAATATTGTTTGGAAACTTGGGGAGGTTTTTATAATCCAGAACATCAGCTTAAGCATGCAGAAAAAGAAGGGCGCCACTATTTTGAATCTGAAGAGGAAAGAAAGGCCTACTTAACCAAACTGCGTGGCATAGAAAAAGAACTAAACGCTAAACAACTGGTCACGAACCGCTTCGAAGGATATAATGTAAGAGTGGAAACGGTACTTCATCGTGTCATAAAATACGATGGAAGAGAAATTCACACAGAATGCAAATTATCACCTAATACTACTTATTCTCAGGCTTTATATCATTTAAAGTACAAATGGTACCCCGGTTTCAATGATTGTCCATTAGGTGAAGATTTTGACTACGAGAATGCCCAATTTTCAATCATACAAGAATGGATTACTGGCGCTTTCGATCGAGAATAATTTAATTTATTTTTTAACCCGTTATTAGAATAGAGGTTAAATGTTGTGCCCGGCCAACCCCACTTGGTCGGGCTTTTTTTATCTTTAGGAAAAAACAATTCTAACAATGGGGTTAAAAAAGGGAATCCGAATTTATGGCCGACGAGTCAAAGGAGAAGATAAAACACAACTTAGGGTGGTGGATGAAGTCGCGTTGCCCGTTTCAGGAGGCAGGAGTTCACTTCCGGATGTTATAAATACTTTTGCTCCTGGAACCGACTTGGTGGAAATTCCGAATGATTATGGCTTAGAGCACCTTCCAACGTTAGAAAACTTAGCAGCTTTTAACGATTACATGGGTTATGCCGTTGATAACATAATCCAGTTTGCTAACACCCCTCATGAGATTACTTTTCCCAATGAGGTTCCAGACGCACAGCAGAAGGAAATGAAAAAATGCCTTTTGGAAAATCAAGACTCATGGTATGAGAACAGCGGCGGAATAATGTCTTTAAAAGCTGATTTGCTGGCTCAAATAGCTATCAATGGTGCTTTGAGCGCGGAGTATGTTCCTACAAAAAGATTAGACCGGATCGAAAAAGTTGTCCGGGTTGCGCCAAAATTCATTGTATTTGTTTACGACCGAAAATCAGACAAGTTCTTGCCATATCAGCAACCGAACAGTTCTTTTTATCGAGGAACCGGGAATATGAATGGACTGAAAAAACTGAATACGACAACGTATAAATATATCGCTCACAGAAGATATTTTGAAACCCCGTATGGGGCTCCCCCTGTTGATTGCTGCCATTGAACCGCTTTGTACTCAGAAGGGCATGAACGAGAGCTTTAAAAACATTATGCAGAAGCTGGGAATGCTTGGGCTTCTAGCGGTTAATGTAAAGCCTCCGGCCAGAAAAAAGGGGCCGCCGAAAGAAGATGATGAAGCTTATTTTAATCGCTGCCTCCGGTGGTTGAACACATATGTTGCGGACCAGATGAAGGGCGTGACAGCCAACGGAATGATTGCCGGATTTACAGATCAGCACGAATTTAAGTTGGAGGGCAACAATATGAATGTTCAAGGTGCGGAGGGTCTTGCAAAAATAAATAAGCAACGGATTTTTGCTGGAGTAAAGCAAGACCCAAACATGTTGGGAGAAAACTATTCTACCACGGAAACCTTTGGGAATGTGATATTGGCCAAAATGATTAGCCAAACTAAAGGGTACCAAAGAACAGTAGACCGATTCTTTCAGCAACTTTACCTGACAGAATTAAGGCTTAGGGGTTTTGATGTTAAGTATGTTATGGTGGAAAGTGAACAGCCAATAGTTAAAGATCAGGTAAAAGAGCAGGACGCGATCCAAAAGAAGATTAGCAATGTCTTGAAAAAGCTAGATGCGGGAATTATTGACAGGCAAACCGCAGCTGAAGAGCTCGGGTATGAATCTCCGGCATTGATGGAGGAAGACCTTTCCGAGACCGAGAGAGATGAAGAAAATCAAGATGAAATAACCGCTAATAAACTATTGGGCACATATGAATCTTTTTCTCCTTACCCATATTTGGTTCCGGAAGGTTGCGAGTTGGAAAATTTCATGAAGGTGTCTGATTTTCATAATAAAAAGATGAATCGACTTGTTAAGCAATATTTTACGCCGATATTTGCACAACACAAATACGCAGTAAATAAAGGCGCACTTGCGGCTTCTAAGGCTCTCTTGAATCTTAATGAAAACGAACCGTTAGAGTCGGTACAAAACATTGCTTATTTTGCGCTCCTATCAAATTGGGATAGCAACTTTATTTCCAGAATAGACCCTACGCCGATCGTGACTGGGAAAC